TTGTGCATTATACATTTTTAAAGTTGGAGCAGAATTTATTGTACTTCTTGAGCCATTAGCCTTTATTCTTTCGGCAATCGCTTTTTCTGCAATATTTTTTTCGTCGGCATAAGCACGACCATTATTTTTTAACCATCTCCAAGTTGTATCTAATCTTATAATATACTCATCAATTATTGGAACATCGGTATCAGCTAAAAATTCAGCTTGCTCTACATTTGAAGAACTTTTAACAGTATATTTAGAAATATATTCAAAAACATAACTTTCTACAACAGATGGTGTTCGATGAATAACTATTTGATTATTTTTAATTCGATAATATTCTATTGTTTCGGCTTGAGTTAATAAAGAATTTTTTAGTATTCTCCAATTTTCAGGAGTTAATCCTCCAATCATAGCCCAATTTTGGCTAGCATTCCAAAATGTATTATCAATCATTCTATCAAAATCAGTTGGCAAGTTATAAGTTGCTTGATCAATAACACTAGAAAAGCTATATTCTTTTTGTAATTCTTGCCATTGATAATTTCTTGCCAAATCTGTAATACTTACCTTTGCAACTTGAAATATTTGTTGAGCAACATCATCATTATTACCAATGATAGCAGAGGGAATATTTGTTGATTTAGTTTCTTTTAAAATATCTGTGCAAAGAGTAAGTAAAGTCATTATTCTAAATTAGTTTGAATTGATTCAGATTCTTCTTTTGGTTTATTTCCTTTTTTATTAGAATTTTGCAATTTAGCTAATTCTTTTTTAAGGCGATTGATTTCATCATCCTTACCATCAGTTGTTTCTTTATTTTCTTTTCTTGCTTGATAAATTGCAAATGCTTTTTTGTATACCTCATTATACTTATATCTTTTTTTTACTCCATTTACATTTATAATCATGTCATTTTTTTCAACATTTTTACATACAACAGCAAACGGATCATCTCTGTTAGAAATTTCAACATATAAATCATAAATAAAATTACCACTTTCATTTAAAACATTAATTGTTTCAAAATCTTCATTAGTAATTTGTCTTTTTTTATCAAAAAATTGGATAATAAGTTTATCTTTTTCTTCAACTCTGTGTTGATTAATTTGTTCTACAATGTTCATAATAATATATAAAAGTTAAATCAAAGGGGCTTAACTGCCCCTTTGACAATAAAAACTAAGCAGCTAAAGCATCATCCACAAAAGGACGATCAATTTCAAACTCAGCTAAGCCAGACGATGGAGTTCCAACCGCAGAAGCACCTTTTGCGTTTTTAACTCTATCACCAGGAACAGCTGTGTCATCAACTGAACCAGCGGTTGCAGTAGAATAAACATTACCATTATCTAAAAAGCCTGTTAAAACTTTTCCGACAGCCTTTCCTTTAATTTGATACCAACCATAATTACTAGCAACACAATCGGACATTGCAATTGCAACTGACCCAATATCATTAGCAGCTAATAAAGAAGTTGAATAGTCATCAGGATTATAATGAACCCAAGAGCCAACTGCTGTTGAAGCGACTCCTTTTAAGTAGATAAATTCACCAGCACCATAAGCAGTAGTGTCTTTATCGTAAGCTTGAATAATTTTTCCAAGAGGAAAATTTTGAGTTGTTGAAATATCAGCAATTTTTTGCTTGATAATTTCTTGTTCCATTGAAACAAAATTAGACATAATATTTTCTCCTTAAAATTAGTTTTTAGCAACACCATGAACTCTAGCAGAGCTAATAGTCAAATTACCATACAGATAAATTGGCGTAATAAAATACAATTGGTTAACCGGTCTTTGAGTGTCGCCTTTTGTGAATAATGGATTATTTAAATGTTGAAATTTAACATAATCAGTATTTATAAAATACATATGGTTGCTAGGGCAGTTTGGATCGTAAACAACAGCAGATGATTTATAAGCTAATTGTTCAAAACCTAATTTACCTTCTCCAGTATTTGTAATTCTTTGAATTTGCTGCAATGAATTTTCAAAAAATGAAAAGTAATTGGTATCAGCAAGAATTAAATCAGGATAAGCTCCTTCTTGAACTTGGCAAGACAAATAAAGACTATTCATACCAGCTTGAATGTTAGTTGCCGAAGCATTGCCACTAGCAGAAGTAGAAAAGTCATAAACTTGGTTTCTCCAGAAAGTATTACCAGAACCAGCACGATCGATACCGCCTACAGTTCCAGTTGTTGGATCATCAGCAATTAACAGTTGTAAACCGCCAATAGTTTTTCCACCTGAAGCAGTGCCATCACCAAATAAAGCAGACCCTAATTGATTTTTAATGCTATCAAGTAAAACTTGTCTTTTACCTTCTAACAAATTAAAAATTCTTGATTCTCCAGCATTTTGCAAAAGTTCTTTTTCAGAAATTTGATCAGTTCCTGAAATGAATTTTTGAGAGAATACCGCAGTGGTAAATTCTTCTTGTGGAGTAGTGTCAAGAAGATCTGTTGGATCTTGCCATTGTACAGTTGAATTAGAAGAATAAGCAATGGTTTCAATAAAGGTTTTACCGCCGTTTTCATGAACGATTTTACCTTTACTTTGTAAAGCTTTTAACAATGCGTTATTACCAATTACAGAAGAGGTAATTTTTTCTTTCATAAACTTATCTAAGGTAGATGAAATTAAATTTGTATAATTTGAATTTCCAGACATATAATTAAATATTTAAAATTTATAATGTTTTATAAATATTTTCGGATTAAAGCTTTTTGTTCTTCCTCATAAGTCATTGGCTTAGCATTTGAAACAGGTTTAGAAATTTTTTGTTGCTTTTTAGCTTCATCAAATTTTTCCTTTTTTTGCCCATTTACTTCATTTAAAATTTTTGCTCTAACTTTTTCTTCATAATCAGGTTGCAATCTTTCAAGTTTAATATAGGCAGTTTTAAGTGCTTGTTTTCTAATTTTTTGAGGATAATAATCTTGAATACCATTTTTTTGTAATTCATAATTATAAAAATTAACAAATTCTTGTTGGTAATTTGCAATTAATTCTTCGCTATGTGAAGTATCTTCTAAAAATTCAGCCAATAGTTCTTTTGATTCTCTTTTATTTACTTCGTCCTGTAATAATTTATAAGAATTTTGTTGTATAATTTGAGCTTTTTTATCAATCATCTCTTCAGGAGTATAATATAACTCGTCTTGAACAGGATTTTGATTTACAAGTTGGTTTATATCAAAACCAACTCTTTCAGCTAAAGCTTTTAAAGTTTCAGCGGGATTTGTTTCTATTCTTTTTAACAATCCGCTTACATTTTCAAGCTCTTTTTTTGTGTTGCCTAATTGGAGATGTAGCCTGTCTTCTCTTGCACGCTGTTCCTTAGCAATTTTTATTGTTTTTTCCCTATCTTCAGGGTCTTTAAATGTTTTGACAGCTTCGATTAATTCTTTAGGTAATCCAGATAATTCTTTATCAAGATTTAACTCTAATTTTTCGTCTTGGCTCTCATTATTTTCAGTTTCTTCTTCTTGTGATGTTTCAATTTCTTGATTTTTATCATTAGAAGTATTTTCTACAATTTCATTTTGATTTTCAACAGCTTGTTGCTCTTGATTATCAACATTTTGCTTGATTAATTCAAGCATTTCGTTTTTGTAGTTTTCTGTTAGCATAATAAAATAATTGGTTAATAATAATTGTCAAGTACTTTTATTTATAGTCTTTAATATGATGCCCTGTTTGTTTTAGAGCGTCAAAATAACTTTTTTTAGTAGTATAATTTTTACCATCGGCGTGGTTATAAATTGAGCCATATTTATTAATATAGCCATCAATTGTTAAATCTTCTTTTAAACCTTCGGGAAGTTTTTTTATTGAAAAAGTTTCTACTTCTATCCAATGAGTTTCCCCATTAATATAAGTAAGGCGTTTAGTTGTCATATTAGCAACCTTTTCCGCCTTTTTTACCACCTTTTTTTGTAGTTTTTTTCATAGTTCTCCTATTTTTAATGTTAGCAGAAATCACTTTTTTTGATGATCCTTTTTTTAATGGCATATTAAATTTGTGTTGGTTGGTTAGCATTACGAATTTGCTCGTTGACAATTTCAGTTCCAGCTTTAACCTTTAAATCAAGTCTTTTGCTTTCTCTATCGGCTTGTTTATTAGCATCTTCAAATTCAAGTTTAGTCTCAAATTCATTTTGTTGATTTAGCAATTTAGCTTTTTCAACATCAACTTTTTGTTGTTCAATTTGAAGTTTACCCATTGATTCTTGTTGTTTTAATTGCAACTCCATCTGCCTCATTTCCATTTCTTTTTGTCTCATTTGCATTTCCATTTGAGCCATCATTTCTTGAGCATCTGGAGCATCTTCATCATCGCTTCGTAGGAAATTTTCAAGATTTCTACCAACTTTAAAGGGTTTACTTGCAAATATGATAAATTCATTTAAGGCATCTTTTGAAACTACGCCACTTTGCACAACTGGAGCCATTGCTTGAACCATTCCAGAAATTGTTTGAATGTAAGCAACTCTATCAGCTTTTTCTTGGTTTTGATCAATCTTAATTGTTGAGTCGGTTTCAATATCAATATTTATGCATCTCAATTTATCACTTTTGAGCATTTTTTCAAGTTTACCTAAATCTTTATATTCAATAGCAAAACCTTTTAGATCTTCCATAATTTTATCCATTGTTTTTTTATAACCAGCTTGAGCTTGGGCGGATAACATTTGAAGTTTTTCTTGATATTGCGGATCTTTAGGATCTAACATAGATTGAGCTTCTTGAACTTGAGCATCAAGTTTCATTTGTGTTGCTTCTTTAATTCTTTCAACATCATGAATTTTTAAACCAGTTAGTTCCATCAACTGTTCAATTGAATATTTTTCAACCGCTAATTCAGCTAACAATCTTAAAGTATCTCTAATAGTAAACTCAACTTCTTTTTGTAATGGTTGAATACGAGAAATTGCAAAATTACCTTTTAGCTGTTGAGCTGTTGCTGTTTCACTTGCCACAGAATAGCCTCTAACAATATCACTTAATCCCGTAATTTCCTGAATATCAGCTTTTAAAGCAAGTTTTTCTTGTCTTAAAGCTGTAATAGTGTTAACAATCTCGGCAAGCGGTTTAAATACTATTAATTTTCTAGCATCATCAATATTGGCAGTGGTTTTTAATGGTTTAAATTGTCCATCTTCGCCGTTCATAATATTTTCAACATCTGCTTGTTCGGCAAAAGATGTATAAACACCAGTAAATTTTGCTTGTTTAATTAAGCTAGCTATTCTATCATCAATTTCACTTAAATTTTCAGCATGTTTTTTATATTGGCGATAAAGTGGTTGTGGCAATAACTTATACGATTCATTTAGCCCCATTGGCATTGGGATTGGAAAAAAATTTTTAAGATTATATCCGTCTTTTTCACTTGATAAAACAAAGCCATTGCCAGCAAAAGTAATAAAATGACAAATTTTATTTTCTTTGTCCCATATTTCCCAGACTTCGCA